CTAACGGGGTGATCTGATGGAGATCATCTCCAAGGGCTCCCTACCATCCGAGGCCGTCTACCGGACCGCCTGCCCGAAATGCAAGACGGAGTTCCGGTTCAAGAAGTCCGAGACGCGCCCCTCGCCCGATCAGCGCGACGCCGGCCAGTTCTACATCGAGTGCCCGCTCGCCGGATGCGGCCGGACGGTCTGGAACGACGCATTCATTGCCGAGCTGCGCACCTTGGACATTCCGAACTACTACCGTGACCACTGACCTTCAATTCACCGAAGTCAGCGCGACAGCGCCCGTCTATCACGCCGGCAAGCCGCGCCAGCTGAGCCTGCTCGACCACATCTTCGTGGAGTGGGGCAGCAAGGCCGACTGGGACGCCCTGTGCGAGCTGCACTACAAGGGCCACACGCTCGCCGCGGGCTCACGGTACATGCGCTGCGTGCTGCGCGAGCCTGGCCGCGCCGAGCAGCTGATCGGCGTCATGGTCTTTGCGAACCCGCGCCCGCTCGACGGTGGGCGAAATGAGGTGTTCCCCCACCTGAAACCCAACGTAAACGGGCGTGACAATCGGTTGATAAACCAAACCCGCCTGCGCTGGGTGAACAGCAGCATGACCTGGAACAACCGCACCGTCCTGGACACGATGTATCGCTCCGCGGGGATCGCATACCGCTTCAAGAACCTGGCCTACCGCATGTACTGCGCTCACTACGGCCTCAAGTTCGTCGAGAGCCGCAGTTCGATGGGCCGCTTCAACCCCTTCAGCATCAAGACGGGCATGCAGTTCGTGAAGCCGAAGCCGGCGGCCGCGCTCGAGCCTGGCCTGAAGTTCTTTGCCGGTCACTTCAAGAGCTCGCCCCAGGACATTGTGGCCATCGCCGAGGAGCTGGCCGGCAAGTCCGACGGCGAGCGCCAGTTCCTGGAGCGCAAGCTGCGCGAGTTCTACTACAAGTGGTCCAGCGTGGAGAAGTCGGGCGACAAGCGCGATCTTGGCATGACCCGGGTGAACGAGTTGCCGATCGACTACGTCCTGAAGCAGGTGATGCAGCTGGTCTTCAGCGCCACGGTGTACTGGATCTGGCAGGCGGTCGACAAGGGCCCGCTGCCGCGGAGCATGCCGCTCAAGGCGTTTGACGAGCAAGGTCCAAACGACCCGCTCAAGCGCACCACGTGGATCAGCCCCAACGAAATCATCACCCCCTCTGTCGACGCCATTTCCAAGTCGATCGGCGTGATGCGCACGGTGGGGAAGGCGGCCGCATGAGGGGCGTGACGAAGTACCAGATCGAGATCCTCGAGGCGGTGAAGAAGCATCGAGATGCCGGCCGTCTGATCGACCTGGACGAGCTCCTCGAAAGCCTGTCCTGGACGCCGACAAAGCAGTCGCTTCAATTCTCGATCCGGGCTCTGGTCGCCAAGAAGATGATCCTGAAGGCTGGCACTGAGGTGCGCCGCGGGCGCAAGCGCGTGTGCTTCGACCTGGACGTTGAAGGCCTCAAGGTCTTCGACCCCCGGAGTGCGCCAGCGTCGGACCCCGTGCCAGGCATCAGCAACGACTTACTGTCGGAGCTTCTAGAAGATGACGGTTAGCACTTCAATATTCTCTTTCCGGGATAAAGGTCGGAAAGTTAATGCCTTCCGGGCCTGATGCTAACCGCGATCTTGAAGTGCTAACCGGAAGCTCGTTCCGGTGTTGTTGAGAACTTTTTTTCTTCAATTAAAACAACAACTTACTCCCGGGATTGGCGACGCTTAGCACAAAGTGCTGCTCCCCTATATATAGAAACCAAAAAGAGAAGAGAAGAACAAGTAACAGAGAACTGCCATTTTTTGTTACATATTCACGCTCGTATTCCGTGAACATGAGTGAGTCAGTAAACATTGACTATTTGAGCCCCGGAAGTGACAATCGGGACCAAGTTGAGAGCCATCTCCCAACCGGCGGGGCTGCGTGCCCTGCCCCTTTTTTTCTCCAAGGTTTGGAAGCCATGACGAAGACCGAAGAGACGAAAGCCGATCCCGCCGCAGCGCCTGCAGCCAAGCCGCCCGCGAAAAAGCGCCCGGCTCGTCCCAAGATCAACCGCAAGCTGACTCCCGAGCAGCGCGCAGAAGCCGCCGCTCTCTGGCGCGCCGGCTCGGTCACGCTGGATGACCTCTCCAAGAAATACGGCAAACGCGCTGAGAACTTCAGCCGGATGTTCCGGGCGATGGGCATCACCAAGGGCAGCGCCGTCGCCGAGGCCGAGAAGAAGATGGCCGAGGAAGTCGCTGCGCGCGCCGCCTCGAACGTGAGCCGCGAACTCGAGCGGATCGCGACCATGAAGGACCAGCACTTCCAGATGTCGTCGTCGCTGGCCAAGATCGCGTTCGCCGAGATCACCCGGGCGCGCCAGGCTGGCACAAAGATCGAATCCCTCAAGGACACGATGCTCACGCTCAAGCTCGCGGGCGAGATCATCGGCAACTCCCGCAAGGAGCAGTACGCGTTGCTGCGTGTCGAGGAGCACGACAAGGAATCCGAACTTGAGGACTTGCCGGAGCTGCAGGTGCGCGAGCTCAGCCAGGACCAGATCCTGGAGATGCAGTCGCGTCAGCCGATCGACGAGCTCGACGACGCTGGTTTCGACGACGGGGACGTCATTCTCGGAGAGCCCGAGGAGGGCGCATAACGTGTCCCTGGCTGTCGCCGCGCACGCTGACCCATCCCTGTCCCCCGAAGAGCTCTCGGCTGCCCTCGTAGGGGCCGCGCCGGAGATCCGCGACGCCTTCACCGCGCCGAAGAACACGATGTTCCTCCACGCGAAGCAGATGGAGGTGTTCAAGTCGACCGCGCGCTTCAAGGTGGTGGTGGCGGGCCGGCGCTGGGGCAAGTCTCAGCTGGCGAAGATTTCGCTCATCAAGTTCGCGCGCAAGCCCAAACGCCTGATCTGGTACGTGGCGCCCAGCTACCGCATGGCCAAGCAGATCATGTGGCCGGAGCTGGTCGAGGCGATCCCGCGCCAGTGGGTCAAGAAGTACAACGAGACGATTCTGACCATCACACTGGTCAACGGCTCGAAGATCGAGCTGAAGGGCGCGGACAACCCCGACTCGCTGCGCGGCGTGGGCATCCACTACCTGGTCATGGACGAGGTGCAGGACATCGACCCCGAGGCGTGGAAGAAGGTGCTACGCCCGACGCTGGCATCCACCCAGGGCCATGCGCTTTTCATCGGCACGCCTAAGGCCTACAACTTCCTGCATGAGCTGTGGACGCTGGGGCAGAAGGGGAAGAACCGCTTCGTCTGGGACAGCTGGCAGTTCCCGACCATCACGTCGCCGTTCATCCCGGCCGAGGAAATCGAAGCCGCGCGCAACGACATGGACGAGAAGTCGTTCAGGCAGGAATTCGAGGCGAGCTTCGAGACCATGTCCGGGCGCGTCTACTATCCCTTCGACCGCAAGGTCCACGTCAAGACGCTGCCCTTCAACGCGGCGCTGCCGATCTGGATCGGGCAGGACTTCAACATCGACCCGATGTCCTCTGTCGTGTTTCAGCGGCAGAAAAATGGCGACCTGTGGGCCGTCGACGAGATCTGTCTGCCTTCCTCCAACACCCAGGAGCTGTGCGACGAGATCGAGCGCATCTACTGGCGCTGGAAGGACAACATCACCATCTATCCAGACCCCGCCGGCGCATACCGCGGCCACCAGCGCGGCGAGTCGGACCTGGACATCTTCCGCGAGCGCGGCTTCAAGAAGCAGCGCTACCGCAAGAAGCACCCTCCCGTGGCAGACCGAGTGAATGCGGTGAACCGCATGTTGCGCGCGGCCGATGGCACCGTACGGCTGTATGTCGATCCGCGCTGCGTCAAGTTCATCGAGGCGCTCGAGCAGACCCTGTACGTGCCAGGCAGCCGAGAGGTCGACAAGAAGGCCGGCGTGGAGCACGCGGCCGACGCCGGCGGCTACTGCATCGAATTCGAGTTCCCGAACAAGAAGATCCAAGTGCTTGGGGTGTCCATTTAATTTGACAGTCAGTCATCACTGACTTACCATCGGAACCCTTACACATGAGCAATGACCCTCTCCTCGATCTGATCAAGCGTCGGCACCCTCGCTACGAGGAGAAGCTCGCGCATTGGAACTTCCTCGAAGCGACCTACGAGGGCGGGCGCTCGTGGTTCCCGGAGAACATCTTCCGGTTCATGAAGGAAGGCGACAAGGAATTCAAGGACCGCGTCGAGCGCGCCTATCGCTTCAACCACTCCAAGCAGGTGGTGGATCTGGTCGACAAGTACCTCTTCAAGATGGAGATCGCGCGCAAGCGCGACGACGCCAGCGAGGCAATCAAGAAGTTCTGGGACGACGCGACTCTCGCCGGCCAGGACATGGACGAGCTGAGCAAGCGAATCAGTACCGCCACCAGCAAGTACGGCCGCGTGTACGTGGTGATCGACTCCACGGCGACCGCCGCCACCGCGCCGCTGAGCAAGGCCGACGAGAAGGGCGGTGCTGCGCGCACGTACGCCTACATCGTGCCGCCTCAGGAAATGCTCGACATGAGCTACGACGAGATCGGCGTTCTGAACTGGTGCCTCATCAAGGAAAACCACCGCGACGACGCCGATCCGCTCACGTCCAGCGGCAAGTACCTCAACCGCTACCGCCTATGGATGCGCACCGAGTGGATTCTCTTCGAGGAGCGCAAAGAAAAGGGCAAGACCAAGGTCGTGGAGATCGACCGCGGAACAAACGCGATCGGCGTGGTGCCTGTCGTCCAGGCGGACCACAACTTCTGCGAGGACCGCTTCACGGCGCCAGGCCTGATCGATGACGTGGTCTACCTGGACCGCGCCAACGCAAACTACCTGTCGAACCTGGACGCCATCATCCAGGACCAGACCTTCAGCCAGCTGGTCATCCCCGCACAGGCACTTGTGGCGGGCGACGGCGAGGACGCCGAGGGTCGCCTGGCCGAGCTCGGCACCAAGCGCATCTTCACCTACAACGGCGAGGGCGGCAAAGCGCCCGAGTTCATCAGCCCCGACCCGACGCAGGCCGGCATGATCCTCGACGCCATCTCCAAGATCGTCGGCGAGATCTATCACTCCGTGGGTCTGCAGGCCGAGCGCACCGGCAGCAATTCCGGCGGCAGCCAAGGTGAGGCGTCTGGCGTGTCGAAGGCCTACGACTTCGAGAAGATCAACTCGCTGCTCGCCAGCAAGGCGGCCGCGCTCGAGCTGACCGAACGCAAGATCCTCGCGCTCGTGTCCCTGTATGCCGGCGACGTCGACGCGGAGACCGACGGCCTGGTCACGTATCCCATCGACTTTGACGTCCGAGGGATCTACGACGAATTCGAGATTGCCGCGCGCCTGAACCTGCTGGCCGCCCCTGACGATGTGCGCCGCGAACAGATGCGCGCGGTGATCCGCAAGCTCTTCCCTGGCGGCGGCAAGAAGCTCATGGACAAGCTCGAGGCAGCGCTCAAGGCGTGGCCTCCCAAGATCGAACCTGGCCTGGGCGCGCCCGCGACCCCGGGCGGGAAGAAGGCCGACCCGGTGAAAGCCGCGGCCACACAGAAAACTGCCAAGGAATTGGCGGCCTAACCGCGGCTCAAGAGACCGAACCGCAAACCTCAACAACGGCCGAGTGACTGGCCACAAGGAACGATAGATGACCCGAATTCAACGACTGATGCGACTCCACCGACTCATGAAGCCCCAGGGCGGCGAAGGCGGTGACGGCGGCAGCGGTGCAGGCGCAGGTGGCGACGGCCAGGGCGCAGGCGCTGGTGCAGGCGGCGAAGGCGGCGCAGAAGGTCAAGGCGAAGGCCAGGGCACCAAGGGCGGTGAAGGCGAGGGCGAAGGCAACAAGGGCGGCGCGAAGCCCTCCGACGCCGAAGCGAAGCTGCTCAAGGAGGTCATGGACAAGAAGAAGGCCCTCGAGACGGCGAACCTGCAGCTGGCTGAAGTGACCAAGCGGCTCAAGGACTTCGACGGCATCGACGTGACCCAGGTGCGCCAGCTGCTGAAGGACAAGGAAGAGCAGGAGCGCGTGCAGGCGGAAGCCCGCGGCGACTACGAGAAGCTGAAGAAGCAGATGGCGGACAGCCACGCAGCCGAGAAGACCACGCTCCAGGGCGCCATCGACGCGGCCACGGCCGCGAACGCAGGCCTCCAGAAGCAGATCGCCGATCTCACGGTGGGCGGCGCCTTCGCGGCATCCAGCTTCATCGCAGAAGACCTGACCCTCCCGGTCTCCAAGGCACGTGCGCTCTACGGTTCGCACTTCGAGTTCAAGGACGGCGTGGTTGTCGCGTACGACAAGCCCGCCACGTCGGCAGACCGCGCCCCGCTGGTCGATGCCGCCGGCAATCCCCTGAGCTTCGATGCAGCGTTCCGCAAGATCGTCGACGCCGACCCGGACAAGGACCAACTCTATCGCTCCAAGCTGAAGCCGGGCGCCGGCAGCAGCACCCAGAAGAAGACCCCGCAGCCCAATGCCGATCGCGACGAAACCCTCACCGGTTCCGCGCGTATCGCGCAGGGCCTGAAAAACCTTGCCAAACAAACCGGCGGCAAATAGAATAAGTAATCGCTTACTAACTTGCTGTCACACAAGAGAGAACAACTGAAATGCCTTTGCTCAAAGCCACTGCCGAGATGCTGTCGCAAAACGACGTCGTCGTCGGCATCATCGAAGAAATCATCACGGTCAACGAGCTGTTCGGCCTGCTGCCTTTCGTGAAGACGGAAGGTAAGGCGTACGTCTACCACCGCGAAAACACGCTGCCGTCGGTCAGCTACCTCGACCCGAACGATGTCGTGCCGGAATCGACCGGCGACTTCACCGAAGTCGTGACGAAGCTGCGCATCCTGGCGGGTGACGTGGACGTCGACAAGTTCCTGGCCGAAACCATGAGCGACACCGAGAACCAGCTGGCCACCCAGATCGGTCTCAAGGCGAAGGCTCTGGCGCGCACCTTCCAGGACAGCGTGGTGAACGGCGACAACGTGGCCCGTCCGAAGGAATTCGACGGCCTGAAGGCCCTCACGACCGCGGCCCAGACCATCACGGCCGGCGCCAACGGCGCCGCCATGACCCTGGGCATGCTGGACCAGCTGATCGACGCCGTGCCCAACGGTGCCGACTTCCTGATGATGCGCTCGGGCACCCGCCGCGCCTACACCGCGCTCGTGCGCGCTGCCGGCGGCAACACCGCGTCGATGATCCAGCACAAGAACTTCGACAACCCGGTGCTGGCCCACAACGGCACGCCGATCATCGTGAACGACTTCCTGCCGGCCAACGAGACCAAGGGCACCGGCACGAACCTGGCCTCGGTGTACGCCGTGCGCGCGAACGAGCTGGACGGCTTCCACGGCCTGTACGGCGGCGACGCGGCTGGTGTGCGCATCGAAGCCATCGGCACGGTGCAGAACAAGGACGCGACCCGCACGCGTCTGAAGTGGTACGTCGGCGCGGCCCTGAAGAGCACCAAGTCGGTCGCTCGCCTCGAGGCCATCACCAACGTCTAATCGCTGAAATGAGTCAGTAGTGACACACTAAAATAGGCGCCTCGTGCGCCTATTTTTCCTTCACAGAAAGCAAATCACATGAAAATCAAGATCATCGAGCCGGGTTGGGCCGGCTTCACGGGCGACTTCGGCATGGTGGAGTTCGTCGACGGCGTGTCAGTGGACGACGTCTCGCGCGTGCAGGCCGCGTCCCTGG